GTTTGAATCGCCTGCGTTAGCACCGCCGTTAAATTGTAGATAGTTGCTATTTAATAGCTCCTGTCTAGAGGAAGGGATTAAGCTTCCAAATTGTGGAGTTAAAGCCATAATTTTTTAGTTTTTTTTAGTTAAATTTTCTTGTTTTTATTCGTAAGCTTTTAGAGTCAGCACCACTTATTGCTTTAACCTTAAGTCCGTTTACAAACACATCTCCTTGAGTAGACCTAGCTTTGGTATTACTTAAGTTTTTAGAATTGTTTACAACTTCCTTTACAGCGTCAGCTTTTCCTTGCTCATAAAAATGAGAAGCGATCTTATCTACGTTGTCAGCAGCGTACATAGCTTTGTGATAGCCTTTCGTGTCACTAACGTTACCATCTGAGTCTAGGAACTTCCCGACAAGGTTGTTAATGTTTGATTGACTTTCTGCAACTTTATCACGATTCTGAATATTGTACTTATAACTTTTTTCACCGACTTTAATATCGAAACCTTCGAAATTATCGTTAAAAAGCTCGTTAGTACTTTCCTTGAATTGTGCATGTTGTTGCTCAGCTGTTTCTTGCTGCTTGTTATATCGGTTGAAAAAGTCCGTAGCTTTTTGTTGATCTTGAGTAACGCCCGGTCTCAATTTGATCTCGTCGTAATATTTACTCTTCGTCTCTTCCAAATAGCTTTTGGCTTTTGCAACTTCTTCCTTAAACGCAATTTTCTTTTTGCGCATATCTCTTTCTTCGTCAAGGTCTTCATCTACTGTGAAATCCTCTAGAAGCATATCAATGTCTTCACCTTCTAAATAAGGCTTTTCTTTTTTATAATACTCTCTAAGTAGTGTAACATCATCAATTTGAGAGTAATCGGCATTTAGTCTAGTGTAATCCTCTATTGTCCCACCTGTGTCTTCCATGAAAGAAACTAGCTTTTCAATGTTCTCAGGTAATTCTTTACCTAAAATACGCTTGTCTTGTATAGCTTTTTCTACTTGAGCTTCGACTTTTTTGGTTTCAACCTCTACTTGTTCAGCTACTTCTTTGATTGGAGAAAACCCTTCAGCATCCTCGTTGGACTCTTGTATAGATTCTCCCACCTTTGCGCTATCTCCGGATTGTTCTTCCACAGATACTTTTTTTGTTTCTCCGATTTGAATGGCATCTTCGCTTGGTATTACCACTTTTACAACTTGTTCCGGTAGCTCTACCAAAGGTTCTTTGATGTTTACTTTAACCGGCTCACTGCTGTTTTGTGTTGTTAGTTTTTTTGGAGTTTTCTTTTTGATTTTAAACTCACCTTCCTGTTTAACAGGTTCATTTGTTTTTTCTTCTGACATAATAAAATATAATTAAATAATTGTTTACTTTCTACATTAGAGCTTCCATGCTCTGGTCGGGTTCGCTTTCAAAATCTATAGGCAAACTGTCGTTTTTTCTTTGACTTATAAGCTCGCTTTGCTGCGTAGCTTCCATTTTGCTACGTTTGTCTTTTCGATCTTCAATAGCGTTTTCTTTTCCTTTAACTGATTGAACTTCCAACTCTTTAAGTTGCATGTCATATTGGAATCTTGTTTGCATTTTTTGAGCTTCTAATCTTGCCGCTAATTCCATTCTTTCAATCTCCATTTGATTCTTAGATTGTTCAAACTGGACATTTGCACCCATGATCGCTTCTTGCTTTTGCACCTCAGCCATTGCTGTTTTCTCTGCTGTTTCAGCTTGAGAATCTCCTTGAGCTTTAATGTTAGCTTGTTGGTTTTCTTGATCTTGCTTAGCTTTAGCTTTACGCTTCACTTTAAGCATTTGATTGGCTAGCTTGAGGTTTTTAATTTGCCTCAAGTCAATAGCGTCTTCAAGATCAATACCACCTTGTTGTAGTGCAACTTGTATGTTTGCTTCTAACTGAGCTTGTTCTTCATCATCAGGTTCTAGTTCTAAGAATATACCAAAGTCATGAAGATTTAAGTTTATAATTTCGTCAAGAGTCTTTATATTATAAGTAGATATTGAATTCTGTAAAGCACTTCTAGTTAGTGGAAACTCTAATGCATCAGCTATTTTAAGCGCAACGTTTTCAGCTAGTTTAAGGGTTATATAAAGACCAGACTGATTGATATGTCTAGTTGCTACATTGGATGCGTTAGCTGCCATCTTTTGAAGCCCTACCAATGAGTTCTTATCCATAGCTGTGCCATCTCTAGCTTCATTAAGCCCTGTTACATCGCGAATCATTTGTAAATAATATTGATACGTTTGAATTAATGCTGCGATTTTAGCTTGTCCACTTGAACTGTTAAGTTCTTGAATAGGTACTTTACCAGGATTCATGTCACCATCTTGAGTGAGTGATCGACCAACTATAGAACCTGTTTGGAAATACATATTTAATGCTTCTGCTGGGTTGTAATTAGTTCCATTACCAAGATCAACTTCTGCAAGTCCGTCCATGTCTAAGTAAACACCATCTGGTACCATTCTAGATAACACTTGTTGTAGTTTTAAGTGCGTTAACTGAATCATGTCAGCGAATCCAATACACTTACTTACTAAAGACTCAATACGACCTTTATACATTCTAGGCGCGCATAAAGCATAGTTCATTTCTACTTTAGTTGTATCAGCTGTAGGTCTAGACATATTCTCTGCTAGTTCCCATTTTATCATTTCATTTGAGCCTAACACTTTAGCTCCGTTGTATAAAACCTCAATAGATCTTGACACTCTTTCAAAGTTGTCACTTTCTGGCGGATTAAATGAATCTGGCTTCTCTAAAGCTTTAATCAAACCCTGTGGCGTTTCTTTTATTTTAAACACTTGATTATGGTATGTTTTATAATCAAAGTATAAAACTTGAACTGTGTTTTCATCGTAATTACCCCAACCAGTTACATATTGATTGTTGCCTGGCATTTTCTGAATTCTTTCTAGCTCTTCTTTTGAGATATTTGGAAATTCTTTCTTAAGTTCAGGTATTGTTATAGATTTTACTTCACCTATGTAATATACATCATCAAAATTAGGGTCTTCAGTATAAGAGTAAACAACGTAAGCTGGATCTACGTAATCAACTGTAATTCCTTCAGCTGTATTGAAACCAGTCTTAGCACATGCAATACCTAAGACAGTTAAATCCATGTTTAACCTTTTTCTAGTAAGGTCATACTTGTTTTGAGCAAGTACAGATGATATAGCTTCTTCTTCTGCTATTTCAATTGATTGCTTGTAACTTAGTTGCATGTGTAATTCTAAGTCATCTTTAGTTTCAGGTACTATAGAAGCGTCTGGTGTTTGATATAAGTTAATACCTAACGTTTGTTTAAGACTATCTAAATATTCTTTAGCCACCATATCTTCGTATAGCATAGAAGCGTAGTCAGTTCTTTTCTTTATAGAAGATGGATCTTGAGCGTAGGCTTTAATGTCATAAGACTTACCAGATATACCATTCACTACTATGTCTACAAATTTAGATAAAATAGGTACAGGTTTCCAGTCTAAATTTAAATAAGATAAATCACCGTTTATAGATAATTCATCTTTATATTTCTGTATCGATTGCTCACCTCGAGCATACAATCTTAATTGGTGAAATTGATTCCAACTAGTTAAGTATCTATTACCATTAGTGCGCCCTTGACCAAACCATTCGTATTCAATAGCTTGACCAACTTGCGTTCCGTATTCCCGGCTTGCTTTTTCTGCATCGCTCACTACTTGACTAGGGAAAGCGCTATTGGTGTTAGTATATATACCCATTTAACTTATTATTTTTGATGTTGAACCTTTATTGTCGAATTTTTTAATACCTAAATCTAATGCTTTAGGTTTTTGTCTAGGAGCGTTAGGCGCGTATCTATGTTTGTTGCAAGCCATTAAAGCCAAACCAGAACTAATAGATGCATCGTGCTTTGTTCTATTGTTAATATCAAACCTAGCCCAATCTTCTAACGTTCTTTGGAAATACGTATCTCCATAACCTGTTTCTTTTAAACCTACAAAATCATTTATGTAAGTTTCTATAGCTGCAGCGTGTGCTTGCTTAATGTCTTCACTTGAGTTTGGTATTCCACCTAACTCTCTCTCTGTCACAGACAGTTTGTTATATTTTCTATCAGGCCTGTTAATTGAATAACCTCTATAACCTCTTCTTTTAAAATGATACAATAGTCTAGGCTTATTGTTCTCAGCTAGTATAGGCATTCCGTAGAAAACACAAGCCATTAGAACGTCTTCAAAGAATACCTCAGCAGTCTGAGGCCGAGCTATATATTCTAAAAAAAACATGTTTGGAGGCACATCCTCCATTGAGAACTTTGTTAAACCGTGGAGAGATCCTTTAGATCCTCTACCGTCCACAGTGCCTGATATATCGTATGGATCACAACCGAATGCTCCGCAATGCTCATTGCCAGGATGATTAGTACCATTTTTTATATATCTTTTATTTTGAAGATGTGCAGGCGGAACCCAAGTTACTAAAAATCTACCATCTTTGTTTGGTACAAATATTACTTTAGTGTCTTTTTGTCCGTTTTCCCATTGAAAACTTCCTCTGGTTACTTTAATTGAGTTCTTAAGATCTTCATTAAAATCTATTTGCTCGTATATTTTTGTAAGATTAAATAGAGATTGTTTTGATTCATCTCTAAACGCGTGCTTGGTTGTACGTGGAAACTGTCTGTAAAATTCATTTAAACTATCTTGATCAGACTTTAAACCTTCTACTTCATTGTCCCAATACTCTATTACACCTTGTGTTATTTTTGTTCCGTGTGGGTCTTCAACTCTTTCTTTTGGTGTGTTGAATACAGGAAAGCCATAAGTATCAATGTATCCCTCGTAGTTCCATTCCATAGGTATGAACAAAGAATAGAGTCCTGAGCGTGTCTGTCCATTGGCGTTTCTTTGTGTAACGTCTGAATCATTATAAAGTTTTTTAAAGTTTGCACCACCTTTGTCTAAAGCATTTGAGGTGCTACCCATCATACACTTGCCAATAACTCTAGAACCTAGTCTTAGGCAAGTTCTGGTTACTCGCCAGTTGTTTAATATATTTGTAGGTCTCTCCCACTTTCCACTTTCGTCGTGTACTAGTAGTTTTAGTTTCTCACCATCGTAGGAGTTATCACCTGTGTTTTTCCAGTCTATCGTTGTGTCAAGTCCAGTGATTTCTTGGAGTTTCTCGTTGGAATCAAGTTTACGCCTGGTGAATTTCGAGGCGGGTACACGATAGGCAAGCTCGGTTTTGGGTCTGTCCATACCGTCTTGGATCGGCTTGAAGAAGAACGGGTAGTTGACTGAAATCGGTACGACTTTATCTGTGAACATTTTTTTAGCGTCAGGGCCAGACTTTGACAATATTCCAAACCGTGAATCCGTGGATATTGTCGCGAGGTTAACAGCTTCAGCTGAGGACATGAACGAAAATCCACTCCTACGGTTTTTAAGATAGCACATTCCGTAGCATCGTGAGTCGGCCTTGCAAGCTTCCCAGAAAATGTAGAATAATCTATTTGATTCCCGAAAGTCTGGTTGCCCGACATCAATCTTACTCCACTGCAAGTACATGTAGTTAGTACCAGTAATATAAGTAGGCTTGCCTTTGTTAATAAACCAAAAACCTTCTTCGCGCCGTGTAAATTCTTTATCAATGTAATCATACCATTTTTCTTTAAAGTCTAACGGGTATTCTTCCCAGTCAAACACAGATTTAATTTTACTTAATTCTTTTGGGTACTTAGTATAAGACCATCTGTCGTTTTCAAACTCTACAGTATCTTTTTCTTTAGGTAAAGCTATTAAAAGATTCTGTATCTTATATATCTCACCTATTTCACCAGTTTTACTAATAACAACTAAATTGTGCTCAGCATTGTGGCCATACTCCCATTTTTTATACCTATTCATTCTTTTAAGAACTTTAGGTTTTACGTGGTCTTTTACAACCTTATATAGAGTTTGCTCGTACATTACTTAGATCTTCCTTCAGCAAAACCTTTAAAAGATTTCTCTTCTTTTACTTCTGCAGGTTTTTCGTTTAATAATGCTTCTTCAGCTTCTAGTCTACTTAGTATTTCAAATGCATCAAATATAGCTAATTTCTTTGTAGCTGCAGCATTTTTTAATCTATCTGCCGTGATATCATCCCCTGAATCAACAATAGCTTCTTTAGCTACTTTGATCAGCTCCTCAACTGCTACTTGCCCAGCTTGGATTATATTCAACTTCGTCTCCTTGGTGTTCATATTTGATTACGATATCATTAGATTTCATACAGTATAATCGCTTTCCGTCAACTAAAAATTCCCATTCTCCTTTTGGCGTGTAGCCGACTAAGTCCCCTGAGTTAATCCCTAGTGCATTTAAGGAGCTATTGTCATATTTTAATATACCAACAAGGCTCTTCTCTTTATCCAACGTTAGAGATTCTGTATCTTTTATAGGTGAAATAAAACATCTGTTTCCAAAAGCTTTCCAATCACCACCTTTATTATATAAGTAGATTTGATCTACTGCGCAGAGATGTAAATCATCTTTAAACCAAGATCTACTTTTCTTTTTTTCTCCTTTCATGTCATAGAATACTCTAAACACGTTTTGGTGTATAACAATTATATCACCTATTTCAATACCTGTATTAAATGCCTTGGGTGTTTCTAAAACTCTAGCTAATCTATTTACAAATTTAAAATCCTCTATCTTTGTATTTACGATTAACTCTTTATCACCAACCTTGACTTTGTTACTGTATTTATCACCCAACGGCTCAACAATAAAATCGTAAAGGCTTCTCATCAATATTCTAAATCATATTCAACGGATATTGCCATGTGAGAATTAAATTTCTTCCATGGCATTACCTCGTTGTTTTTTTTAATGTGAATATTGTAAGAACTATCAGATTCGTCTAGAAGTATATGTGAGATCTCATGACCTCCGTACACTTGTTGACCTACAGAGTAATGCATAGCATCATTCTTGTAATCTGAACCAATACTTATTTTTCTTACAATTGAAGACATTACTCAGCTACTTTAAGACCTTCGTCTTTAATGTCAGTATATACACCTGTCTTCAAATCAATAGACACTGGTCCGTATTCTTTTTCAAGTTCAGACTTAAAATCCTCAACAGTTTTGTTAAGTTCACCTATTTGATGTAGTAACGAATGTTTTTGAGTTTCTAAAACCCCGATTTGATTAACCATGTTGGTTAATTGATCTTGATTTTTTGTTACAGTTTCTAACTGATCTTTTGTAATTTTTTTAGCTTTTGCCATAATTTAATTTAATTTAATTTAATTGTTTATAATACTATAGTTACACGTTTTTATTTATCTTAACGCTATTAAGTTAGCTGCGGTTCCAGTGTTTAATACATAATCTACGGCTACTGGTAATATAGCTCCCTGAGCTACTCCCGCAAAGACAACTTGATCTATTGCAGTCGGAAGTAAACTTCCTGTCGATGTAACAGAGAACGTTGCATCAGAAGTAGTACCTGCTTGAACTATTGTAATAATGTCTCCTACAGAGTAGTTTGTACCAGCATTAGCAACAACTGCTTTAGTGACTCCTCCAAAACTAGTAAGTCTAAACAAACCGCCAGTTCCTCCCAAAGTAGTAGGATCAAAAGTATCTCCAATCTGAGCATCTCCAAAATCTGTTACAGTCACGGAACCTATAGCGCCTGTGCCTCCAACAACTATTATATTTGCCACCAAACCCGTCCCGATGTCTGAATAACTTCCAGTAGTATAACCTGTTCCTGGTGCGTCTATGTTAGTTACTAGTTCCGCAGTAATGTCAACCGTCAACCCAGATGGTTGATTAGCTGGCGACTTGTGTACTAAACTTGTTACAGTTGTAGCTACTCCAAAATTAGTAAAATAATCTTTTCCTGCGGTTATCGGATCTGCGCTCAAACTGGTTACTGTATCTTGAGCACCAACTGTATCGGCTAGTATAACAGCAACTGATCCTGCAGTTCCTACGTATATTTGAGAACCATTTAAGTTAGTCCCTGTTATTCCTGATTGATTCAAAAACTCCCACCGTGATGGGGATTGTATATCAGCTTTTCCTGTTACTGCTAAAGCTTTACCGAACACTCCGGCTGTTATTGGATATTGTGCCATTTTTTTTATTTATTACTTATTGATTTATATTTCTCAAAACCACGTGAGCCAAAATAAGCTACGTATACGGTTGTTAATAGTTGTTTTAATAATTCTATCCACTCCTGTTCTACAGTAAAGGATATTTCGTGATGACTATCAACCCATATAAAGGCTACGGCCATAAACGA